GATTGATTGAGATATCATGCTGAACCAATCTTGCATGCTCACTGTCATCTGCCTTTGTTTCATACATTCGATACTCTTGGTCAAAGCCAGCAGCCCTTAGTTCTGCCATCTTCTCCATTTTAGAGAGTTCGAATTTTTGTTCGTTCTTTTGTTTAAAATGGTCTGTGATTGCGGGAACGACTGAACCGCCAAATCCTAAGACACTTCCTAATAATCCACTTAACATAATATTCTCCTTGTAGTCATCTATTTATACTTGGTCACTTCTTTCACCATGGTATTACTCATCTCATAATCCCCAGTTAAATTATTCTCGAACCTGAATTTCATATGTTCAGAATACCATTTATGTGATTTATTTCCAAAATGTAATTGATCCCTAGCAAGCGTATCTTCAATAAACTCAGTCTGAAAGAAAACATTATCGTGAAGAGAATTTATGGCATCTTTATTTCGTGAAATATTTAAATCAACTTCGGTTTCTGATTCAATCATCAGATGATATTTTTTGTCAGCCCACACACCTACATTATGATGACCAGTCAAAGTAAATAATTCTCTCCTAGCCTGAGGAGGTTCGACTACACACACAGCCAAGGGATCTATTTCAGGCAACCATTGAGACAAAACTCGATACACTGAATCCATACTTCCAGCTGGGATGCTTAAATTGTAGGTTTTTATACCCAACAATTGACCCAATAGATATGGCCATGTATTTTCTAAAGCAACACCAACGCCGAAACTTTGACTACCACCTACACAAACTATGGAACATTTATCCCTTTCGAATTCTTCATCCCTGAATCCATAGCTGTTAAATCTATAATCTATAGGCGTGTCCCAGTTTGGGTCAGCATTCTTAGGTTGATCAGTATTACACCAATCTAAAACTACAGGGAACTTACCAGTGTAATTTATTTCGCCTAGATTATATTTTAATTTGTCCATAATTGCCGCTCATCTTGGCGCTGAAGTCACCCTTGTCAAACACAGCCTCACTGATATTCTGCCCACTATCGTTAATAGTTTTCTGAACCTCGTCAGTCAGATCGAACAGGCGCATCTTAGAACGATCTACACCAACCATAAAGCGTTTGTTAACATTGATATCATTGTAACGATTTTTCAATTGCTTTACCATAATTTGTTGCTGCGCCTCAAGTTCTTCTGTGCTGATCAGTGCAAACATCAAGTCAGCTGTTGCTGGGAGACCGAATGACTCGGATGTATCTGTCAATGAAACATCGCTGTTATCATAACCACCTCTTGTTGTTTGTGTGGCAGAAACAATCGGGAGGTCTTGTTCAACAGCGAGACCTCGAAGTTCTTCAGCAATACTCTTAATGATTGTATATGAATTAGCATTTGAGCCAGTGCGGAAACGACTACTTGAGCAGATATTCAGATAATCGATAAATATAATATCGGGGGAAAAGGATCTTTTCAGCTTCAGTTCCTGTGTGAGTGCCTTAAAGTGTCCTGCATGAGCCGATGCAGTAGGATACTCTTTAATGATTAACTTACCGTCAATCTTGCTCTTAATTTTATTAACACGATCGTCAAACATTTTCTTAGGCAAGTTACTAAGTTCCTGAATAGGAACATTCATTAGATTCGCATCAATACGTTCAGCAATCTTTTCCTCTGACATCTCAAGAGTAATGTATAATACATTTTTTCCTTGCTCAATAGCAGCTGCTGCCATGTGACACATAAACAAAGACTTACCAACACCAGTGCCAGCCAGAGCAATGTTTAGACTTTTGTTTGAGAGTCCACCCTGAGTAATTTTGTTGAAGAACTCGAGGTCAAACGGAATCTTTTCTTCGACACGATTGTAGAAATCAAACCTCGCATCAGCATCTTCGATATAGTCATGACCGATATTATTATCGAAGCCAACAGAAAGAGCATCAGATAATAAAGTAGGGAGAGAATCTTTAGAACGTTCTTTGTCAGTCCCATCAATGATTTGAATCGCATCCATAATCGCATTGAAAACTGCCTTGTCTTTACAAAACTTTTCAGTCTCATCAACCAACCAACTTTGATCAGTGTCAGTTGCATTCAGAGAGTTGATGAGTGTTTCACATTGAACGTAAATATCTTCACTGATTTTTCTATCATCTTGTAGAGCAATCAGTAGAGCAGATTTGCTTGGGGGATTGTTATATTTCTCAACATACTGAGAAATTTTTTCGTATACAATTCTGTCATCAGTCTCAGTAAAATAATCTGGCTTTAAGAAAGGAATAGTCTTACGAACATATTCCTCATTATTCACTAGATTCGATAATATTTGTGTCTCGATTCTCATCAATAAACTCCCTCTTCACTTCTTCTACACAATTTTCGCATAAGCCAATATCACCTTCAGGTCTTTGAAAGACCATGGCTGGCTCATCATCCATAATCTTACGACTACAACGGTCGCATGTCATTCGCAAGTTCCAACCACTACTCATTTGAACCCCTTAAACCATTCATAACATTCTGTATCATATTTTTCCATAATCTTATCTATTGTATGATCAGATTTATTATGAGGTTCTCTTTGCTCTCTGGTCATATATCTAATGTGACCCAACAATTCAGGGTCTGAGAAAAACTCATCGCGCTCTATGCGCTCAGTCAAATACGAATCTAAAATTTGTAGTGACCTCTCGTAGCCTCTAATCTTAGAATCCGACATAAGGTCTTTACCCTTTTCCACTAATCTCTTGACGATTGGGATAGGATATAACCGTAGATCTAAGAAACCAACTGACATTTGTTTAAAGAAAGCATCCTTAGTAAAATCATGAAGGCGATGATTCCTTAATAATATATCGAACTGACCGAAAAAGTCAAGATAATTTTCTAGCGACATTAACACAGGTGCTGATAAAATTGTATCAACTGTAAACTGTCGTTTCTTGTTTAGCTTGTTGATATAGTATCTTAAATTAAATTCAACTTCATCCCAGTTGCCGCCATCCCTAATGTATTCAAACACGTCACCTACACCGTCGATGCTCGCTCGTATAGTAGGTTGTATCGGCTCCAAGAAGTCAGCGATATTGATGCCACCATATTCGAAGTGTGTCATGTTTGTATTATAGTCGACGTAAATACTTTCTGCATATTCAGGATCTTCTTTGTGCACCTCGAGAAGATGCTTCATAGTTTTCCAGTGAATGTTGGACATAGTTGGCTCACCACCTGCCCAGTAAATACGTTTACACACACGATCGTCAATAGATTTGATAATCTCGTCTGCTCTTTTTTGCTCAACAGGTTTACTTTGAACAGGTATCTGCTCAACAGGAAAGTTCCATACATCTTTCCAAAGTTTAACGTGTTTCGAGCTGTGGGTTGGACCACACATCTGGCATTGAAGATTACAAGTTTTGGTTTTATAGTCGAACCACTCAGGCACTATATTCATAGAGCCATCATCGTTACACTCTTTGGTAAATTCTTCAGGAGCGTAGTTTTCAAGTTCGTCTTGGCGCATAGACTTAGAGCCTGTCGACTCTTGTAGATAACACCTATGACATTCCGATACCTGTTCCCCGTCCAGCATTTTTTGCCGAACGGTTTTCATATAGTCATTGTTCCAGAAGTTATCGTTCTGTAGTTCTGGCACAGGGTCAGACCAACAGCATAGACTTCTCTCACCGTGCGGGTGAATATGACTATGAAGGAACGGATATGGGCATATAGTTTTACTCATCGTCACCATATGCTTCGGCAAGATCGTCTTCAGATACTTCGTCTTGCATAATGCTGCCCGATGAGATGATATATCTTTTCTCAATCCAATCAGTAAATGTTTTATCAGAAAGGATAGGCAACCAGAAGTCTTTGCTCTGCGTTTCTTTGGCGCGATAGTTTTTACTGTCTACACCAGCAGAGGCAACTTGATACCAACCAACTTTAGGTTTGATCACATGACCTGACTCCATAGCCATTTCTAATAGTCCAGACCATTTACTGATGCCGCCTTCGAATGATACCTCAATCGGGATCTTAGACTTCTCACGAACATAACGAGACTTCTCGACATTAATGATAAAGTTATAACCAGTAACATCTGTGCCAGTTTTTTCTTGTTGGCGACCAATGATATAAATGTTATCAGCTGAGTAGTAGATACCTGTGCCACCAGATACAACTGCTTTCGGGAACATACCAATTTCCATATAGGTGTGGTTCACAACAATAGCAGGGATATCTTTAATTGTCAGGTGAGGGGTAATCATACGGAACAGAGACTTCATCTGTTTAGCACGAGTCATATCAGCAACCGACTTACCATCGAGCGCATCATCAACTTCTTTCTTAGAAGCTAAGTTACCTACTGAGTCAACGACTACGATAACGTGATCACCACGCTCAATGTTATTAAGCTGAGACATCACATCGTGCTTTAGCTGCTCAATGTCAGTGATAGGTGTATGCATAATACGACTTGTATCAATACCGAAACTATCAAAGTAACCTTGTGGCGCACCAAACTCTGAGTCATAGAACAGCACAACAGCATCCTCATACTTATCGAGGTATGCTTTGATCATCAACATAGCAAAGGCAGTTTTAAAGTGCTTACTTGGACCAGCGAATACCGTGAGTCCAGGAGTGAGACCACCATCAAGGCGACCACTCAATGCCACGTTCAATGCGGGAACTGATGTTTGAATAAGATCCTTCGTATTGAAGAACTTAGATTTAGATAAAATATTTGAATCCTTAATAGTAGAATTCTTTTGTAGCTTGTCAAGTAAACTCATTATTCGTGCACTCCATAAACAATTTTCTTTAGGTCAGGTTTGAAATATGTATCAGGCTTCATAACCTTACCAGCTTCGTTCTTAATAACTTTGCCGTCTACACATTTACTCATATTTGATGCACGAACTTCGCGCCATACATCTTCAAAGGGGATGCCGATGGTATTAGCCATACCCATAATAACCCATACCATATCAGCAAGCCCATCGGCAACTTCTACGATGTCATTATTATTAAACGCTTCCCACGTTTCATTAAATTCTTCTTGGATGAGATCCATATACAAAGATGCCTGATCAGAATCCATACCTTGATCGGATGGCTGTTCACAGGCGTCCATAAATTTTCTTACGTCAATTTGATACATTACGAAAATAAATCCTCTAGTGTTGCAACTGGCTTGGTCTTCCAACCAATGCTTTCTGCGATTGTATTTAGTGGCTCGATAAATGCTTTTTCAAACATCAAATCATAGTCAATATATTTGTGGAGTTCAAACTCCTCTGGGACTTTTGATGCGAAAGAAATAACATTCTCACCAAGCGTATTTGGTTCTTTCAGATAAACAAACTTGATTTTATCACCCTCATTAATCGGAGGATATTTCATTTCTAGTTTGTGTTTATCTAGTAAGTTATTATACAACAACGCACCTCGAACCTGTATAGGTGTGCCTTTAGCATAGATATCTGCTGTTGAAGAATATTTCCTTAGATTGTTACAACCACGAGGGAAAGCAATCTCTTCAACTTGTCGGCTCTTAAAGTCTTGCCAGTTATCTTCGACAAACTTCTGTAGTAGTTTCTCGTCACCAGTCAGACATAGTTTAACAGCACTACGCAAACTTTCACGAACAGGAGCAGGTGTAGAAGATCGAACAATCTCTAGACCCATAACCTTCAGCTTTGGTTCATCATAACGAACACCCTCATTGTCCCAAACATTGAGAGCATACCGTTTTTTAGCAACCCAAATACCACGGTCGGCAATCGCCTCACGTTTGAAGAAGATCTTTTCTTCATAGGCATGTGTGTATTCAGCCAGCTTCTTCATAGCTTTGTTGATAGCTGGCTCAATCTTTTCTTCAGCAATTTTATCGAGAATGCCTACAACTTTCTCTTTACTAACACCACTATAATACTTATTGACCAATTTGTCAAGAGTAATATAACAAGAATCAGTATCTGAATAGAATGAATAGACTTCACCTTCAGTTCCGCAAACCTCGTTCAGATATTCATCAAGTGCCTTGGCAGTCTCGCGGATAATAAACTGACCAGATAACGTAATACCCTCAGCAATC